GGCGCGACCGGGGCGACCGGGGCCGCTGGCAATGTAGGCGCTGGCACTGCTGGTTCCGCTGGCGGCGCGGCCGGTCCCGCAATCACGGGCTTGGCCCGGACGGTGATCAACACCGGGACAATTCAAGGAACCTATTGATGGACAGCCTGTATACGGTCAACGCGATCCTTGTTGACCAATCGACCAACGGGGTGGCCCTAATCGACTTCACGATTGCCTACTCCGACCCTGCATTTCCGGGTCATTCGGTGGCTTCTGGCGGTTTGATCGAGCCTCCCGCTCCGCTTCCGGCGACCGCGTCAAATGATGACCTGATCCTCGCGATCAAGGCGCGCCTTGGGCCGCAGTTGGATTTGATCGAGGCACACGCTCTCGACTCGCTGCGTCTCCAGTTTCTTCAGGCGACAGGGGTCAAGGTGCCGAAATCCGCCGAGCCTGTAGACCCTCTCACGCTCCCTATGGACCGCCTGACGTTCTGGCTTGTCGCCGCGTCTGCCGGGGTCTCGAAGTGGTCCGTCCGTGACCGCATCGCCGAAATGCCTGAAGGTCTCGCCAAACGCGAAGCCATCGCTTGGATGGAAGAAGCCGAGCAGTACCGCCGCTACGACCCCATCCTGATTGCCTTGGCAGAAGCCGAAGGCATTCCCTCAAGCCAGCTCGACGCCCTCTGGGCATGGGCTGTCGCTTAACATCTCAATCCCATATCCCTTTATGAGAAGGACAAGCCTACATGGCTGACAATACCCCGAACCGCCTTGGTCAGATCAACAACGCTGGTGATACCGAGGCGCTGTTCCTCAAGTTCTACGCCGAGACCTTCGGCGCGTTCCGCCGCACGACCTCCTTCATGGACCGCCACTACGTCCGCAACATTCCGAACGGCAAGTCCGCGCAGTTCCCGCTGATCGGCCGCGCTGGCTCCTACTACCACCAGCCGGGCAAGGAGATCACGGGCGGCGAAATCCCGCAGAACGAGAAGGTGCTGACCATCGACGGCATCCTCATCTCGCCGGTCTCCATCGCGGATATCGATGAGATGCTGAACCACTACGAAGTGCGCCGCGAGTTCACGGCAGCTCTCGGTGAAGCCCTCGCCCTCGCCTTCGACCAGAACGTTGCACGCACCGGCATCCTCGCTTCCCGCGCTGCTGGCTGGCACGCCTCCATGCCGGGCGGTACGGGCATCGTATCGGCCAACGCGAAGACCTCGGCGACGGCTCTTGCTGCTGCCATCTTTGCGGCTGGCGTTGCTCTGGACGAGAACTTCGTCCCGCAGGAAGGCCGCTCTTCGTTCGTCCGTCCGCTCCAGTATTCGCTGCTTGCGCAGGACACCACGATCCAGAACCGCGACATCGGCGGCGCTGGTGCCTACCTCGAAGGCAACGTTCCGAAGATCAACAACATCGAGCTGGTGAAGGCGATCAACCTGCCCTCGACCAACGTCACGGGCACCTTCGGCAACAAGTACAACGTGGACGCCACCACCACCGCAGCGCTGGTCATGCACCGCACGGCGGTCGGCACGGTCAAGCGTCAGGACATCTCCATCAAGTCCGAATACTCGCTGCGCCGCCTCGGCACGCTCATCCTCGCGATGATGCTGGTCGGCCATGGCGTTCTGCGCCCCGAAGGCGCTGCGGAAATCAAGGCCGCTGCCTAATCCCTAATGCCCAAGCAGGGGGTCATCTCTTCATGAGGTGGCCCTCTGCCCTTTTTCCCAAAACATGCGAGGCCATGATGCCCCTGCTATTCTCTGAAACGGGCGAGTTCAACACGCTCGAAGCGGTCAACCTTGGGCTGACCTATATGCGCGAGCCTCGCATTGACGACCTCGCGCTGATCAACACCTCCTTCGCCGCCGAGAAGGCTTACGCCAACCTCCTCCAGCAGAACCGCGTCCAGCAGATGCGCGGATGGTGGTTCAACACGACCCGCCCGACGCTCGCCCCGGACGCTGACGGCAAGATCGCCGTTCCGGCCACCTACACGAAGGTCGAGCTGCATTCCGAGGAGCGGCACTATTTCGGCGGGCCCGTCGTGCTTTCGGTCGAGATCGACAGCGATGCAGGTACGCGCTTCCTCAAGAACAACGAGACGGACAGCCTTGTGTGGCCCCGGCCGCTGCGGCTTGAGGTCGTGAGCCTGAAGAAGTTCGACAACACCCCGGACGTGTTCCGCCGCACGGTTGCCTATCTGGCCGCGTCCCTCTCCGGGCAGGAAGTCGATGAGGCAATCGCCTTGTCACCCTTCCACCAGCGGGAGCTTGAGCGCGCCGAAGCCGAGCTTATGGACGCCGAGCTGACCAACAGCCGGGTCAACCACTTCTCCTCCCTCCCGCAGGTGCGCTAATGGCAAAGGGAACCAAGCTTATCCCTACCACCATCGGGTCGATGGCGAACGGCGTCTCGCAGCAAAGCCCGGCGATGCGCCTCCGGGACCAGATCGAAGCCAGCCTCAACGCCCGCGCAACGATCATCACAGGCGTCGGCCCTAGGACCGGCACAACGCACCTCGCCAAGTTTGACTTGTCCGGCGAGACCGAAGCGGCCTACGCCAACCCTCTCCAGATCGCCTTCGACCGTGGCCCTGATGGCTGCTACGCCGTGCTGGTGACGCAGGGCAACATTCGCGTGTTCAACGTCGAACAAGGCGTGGAGTGCGCTGTAGCATTCCCGTCCGGCAAGGGCTGGCTCTCAGGCGCACCCTACGAGGACATCCGATACACGGCGGCGGGCGACTACCTCTTCCTCGCGAACCGCAAGAAGGTCGTGGCGATGACCACGGACAAGAGCCCCGCCGAGGTCAACGAGGCATTCATCTATTGCCGCGCATCGAACTATGAGGACGTGACCACGATCCGCCTCTCGCATGGCGGGACTACCTACGGCTGGAAGGTCAAGGCTCCGGGCACCGCTGGCGGCAACGGCCCGCTGTCCTCCTCCAACGTGGCCCTTGCGATCAATACGATCATGACCACCAACGCCGCGCCTTCGGCCGGGGCTATCGACAGCTCCTCAGGCTCTTGGGGTGTGGTCGGAAATCCCGGCACCACCGCGACGACGTTAGGCTACACCATCCAGCAGCGCGGGGCCGTCCTGCGCATCACGCGCGCCGACAACGCGGCCTTTACGCTGGAGTGCTTCGACCAAGACAACGCGAAGAAGGTCTACCAAATCCAGCGGACCATTCCCAAGCTCACCGAGCTTCCGGCAAACTTCTGGCCGGGTGCGCGCATCCGCGTCTCTTCGAATGCTGAAAGCCGTGCCCCGGAATATTGGGTGGAGTACCGTGAGACGGACAGCGACGGGAAGAAGATCACCGGCTATTGGATTGAAGTTCCCGCCCCCAACACGGCGCTGGCGCTCGACCCGGACACCATGCCTTGGGCTCTTCGCGCAACCGGCGACAATGCCTTTTCCTTCGGCCCGGTGACTTGGAACAAGCGCGAGATCGGCTCGGAAGAAACCATCCCGCCGCCGTCCTTCGTCGGCCAGACCATCAAGGACATGTTCTTTACGGCGGGGCGTCTTGGCTTCTGCTGCTTCGACGGCGTGGTTGCGTCCCGCTCGGCCGACCAGCCCTTCAACTTCTGGCGGGAAACGTCGATCCAAGTCATCGAGACCGATCCGATCGACATCATCTCAGGCGGCGCGGAAAGCGTCTCATTCCACTCCTGCGCGCTGGTCGGCAACGAGCCGGTCATGTTCAGCAACAAGAGCCAGTACGTCCTGACCGTCCCGACCGGGGAGGTCCTGAGCCCGCTTGTGTCCGACCTGAAGCCCTCCTCAAGCTACCAGTCGCCGTCGAGCGCACCCCCGCTCTCGTTCGGTTCGGTCTGCTACTACGTCGGGCCGGGCACCCGGTTCGTCTCGGTCAACATGTTCGAACTTCTGAACACTGAGGAACGGCTCGGCAAAGCGACCAACGTGTCCGACCACGTCCCCGCGTTCATCAAAGCCCCGGTCAAACAGCTCTTCGGTTGTCAGTCCGAGAACCTGATCTTCGCGCTGGCCGGTGATGCGCGCCGTGAAGTCTACGTCTACCAGTTCCTCGACACCGAGGATAAGGGGCGCGTCCAGTCGGCTTGGGGTCTCTGGACCTTCGGCCGTGACGATCAGATTTGCGGTATCACGGTGCTGGACAGGAAGCTTTACTTCCTCATCCGGCGCGGCGCTGAACTAGACCTGGAGGTGATGGACGTTGGGTCCGATCAGCTCGTAGGTCCGGCGACCGACCTCCTTGTCATGGACCGCAGGATAGCCAAGGGCGCGGCCGGTATGTCTTGGGTCCGGGACAGCTACGATGGGGTCTACACCCTTACACTGCCCTACTCCCTTCCGAGCGACGTTTCGAGCTACTTCATCGTGGAGACCACCACGAACAGCTCCGGCGCGCGTGAGCCCGTTGCGGTCCATGCAGTCACCCGCGTCGATGCGCATTCTGTGAAGACCACCGCGCAGCTCTCCGACTTCGATTTCGTCTTCGGGCGGGCTCCTCGGGTCTACATCGAGCCGTCCGAACAGGTGGCCCGCAACGAGAAGGGTGACGCGATCTTCGCGGATGCCTCTATCGCCTCCATCGGCCCGATCCTTGGACAGACCTCAGGGCTGATCATGCGGATCGGCTCGAAGCAGCGCCGCAAGTTCGGCAAGCTCAAGGCCGTTGGGCAGTCGCTTCAGAACAGCCCGGCCACACACGTCGACATGTTCGACCCGCCGCTGAGCTACGGCGCAGGTACGGGCGAGTACGTCTACATTCTCCGCAGTGAGGCCGAGGAGAAAATCCCCAAGCGCTTCTTCAAGACGGCCGGGAACGCCAACGACGTCCTAGTCGCCTTTGAGAACAATGGCCCGCTGTCCTTCAGGATCGCCGGGCTCGTCTACATGATGGCCGTGAAAGGAGCCTTTACCGGGCAATGATCTATTCTTCCCCCGCAGGAACCATACGCAAGGCCGACCTCGCCGACGTTGAGGAGTTGGCGGCGAACCTCCGTCCCGAAGACATCCGCGAGATCGCCAGCACGACCGCAGCGGGCTACGACCTTCAGGCGGTCCTCGCCTTCAACGTTGGGATATCCACCGCAGCTTTCACCATCCGAGATTCCGAAGATCGAATCATGGCGTTGGTCGGCGCGGCCCCTGCGGGGGACCGGACTGGATCGGTCTGGATGCACGGCACCAATCGAATGGCGCGCCATCCGGTGGCCTTCGCACGTCACACCCCGCTCGTGGTCAACCTATTGCACAGCCGCTACCCGGTCCTAAGGAATTGGGCCGACTGCCGGAACGCCGTGCATTTGAAGTGGCTGCAATGGGCGGGCTTCAGGTTCCTCCAAGTTTCAACCACATTCTCCAACGACGGCACCCCGTTTGTGGAGTTCTTCCGCAAGGGAACATAGTCAATGTGTACCCCCATTCTTGCGGCTGTTGCGTCCACCGGCCTAGGGATCGCCCAATCGGTGATGCAGTACGGCGCGCAGAAAGCCGCATACAACGACAACAAGGCCAACGCGAACACCGCCTTCGTCTCCGAGCAGGACGCTCTTCAGCGCCAGCAGATGAGCGAGCAGGACGCCGCAGCCAACGACAAGATGATGATGAACCGCGAGGCAGTCGCCAAGATCGCCGAAGCGCAGAACATCGCATCCGCATCCGGCACGACCGGCCTTTCCGTTGACGGTCTGATCAACAGCATCCGTCGTCAGGAAACCGACCGCCAAGACGCGGCCAACACCAACCTCGACAGCCGCATCTCGGAAATCGAGAGCGAGAAGAAGGCGTCCGGCCAGAACTATGTGGCGCGCGTCAAGAGCGTCCAGAAGCCGTCCAGCCTCGCGCTCGGCCTAGGCATCAGCAACGCCATCGTCGGCGGCGTCGGCACCTACTACCAGATGAAGAAGCCCTAAGGAGAGCCAATGGCACCGTCACGAAGGACGGGCGGTCTGAACCCGGTGCAGGTAACTCCTGCCCGGTTCACGCCCGAAACCGCATATTCCGGCCCGGCCGACCAAAGCGCCACACGTTCCCTTATCGAGGGACTTGGAATGCTTGGGGCCAACGTCGCCCGCCTAGGGCAATCCATCACAGCCAGCCAGCAGCGGACCAAGGAAGACCCTCAGGCCCGCCGTCTGGCACAGGCCCGCGTCCAGCTCGAAAGTATGCGCGCGGAGAACGACCCCGGCTTCGCTGCTGGCCAGTACAATGCGTCAGCCGAAGGCAGCATCGACCGGGAGGCTTGGGCCGAACAGGCTGGCCGCAACTACCTTGAGAAGAGCCGGGACGCGATCCTGAAGCTCTCGCTCGACCGTGGCGTCAACAACGTCAATTGGGAATCCGAGTTCGCCCGGCTCGCTGACGAGGGCGTGAAGGGCGGCTACCTCCCCGACGATCACGCGGCAAGCGCATTCGTAACCGGGGCCAATGGCCTCCTCAACGAGCTGAAGGTCGGCGGCATAAAGCAGGACGGCATCAACGCCGAATACTCGGCAGGTGTCAGCCTCCAGACCCAGACCCAAACGAAGTTCGTGGACACCCTCGCCCAAGCCGGTGCGCCTGAAGCTCAGAAGGTCCTCGACGGCCTCACGGCCAACCCGGAGTTCCAGAAGCTCCAGCCGCAGCAGAAGGACCAGATTCTTCTGGAGACCATTCAGGGGATCGTCGGGACTGGCGGGATGCGCGCGCTGAACGCCCTGTCTCAGGTGGATGGCCCTGACGGTCGCCCGCTGAAAGATCGGTACGCCGCGCAGTGGCCCATCTGGGAGAAGAACGCGCTGGCGAATGCCCGCACGCTAGCCAACGGCGAGGTCCGCGATGCGGAAAGCGCGGTCGGCGGCGGGGACTTCCAGCAGCAGGTGGAGAAATTCCGCGGCCTCGGAAACGATGTGGTGGCCCAGACGATCATGGCCCCGCAGATGGTCGCCGCCACGGTCGAGGACTACAAGCGCCGCATCACCGAGCTGGACGCCAAGGGCGAGCTGAACCCGGACGGCTCCACACTCCGCGAGCTGAAGGAGGAGGCCCGCGCCTTCGCCGAAAAGGAAGGCTACCTTGGCAGCGCCGAAGGTCTTCAAGCCTTCAACGCTCAGTGGGGTAACATCGAAGAGGCCTTCGAGAAGCAGCGCCTGACGAAGGTGGCACAGGACGAGAACCTTAAGCAGAATGCTCTGGTCTCCAATGGTCTGAAGGCCACGCTCGAAACGGCCCTGAAATCCGGTGGACCTGAAGCCGCGACGGTGGCGGTCGAGAAGGCCCTCGTCCTGAACAGCGCCTTCAAGAACAAGTCCTTCGCCGAGCAAACCGCCTTCCTCAGGGACGCGGCCCAAGGCTTCGCAGCCGAAGGGAACCGCAAGGCGTTCGATGCGCTGTCCAAGGTCAAGGTCAACAACGACGGCACGACCTTCGACAAGGCCATCCCCGCGCTAGACTGGCAGAAGCTTCAGGCCGACCTTAGCGCTTCCGAGGCGGCGAAGGAGAAGGCACGACAGGGTGCACTGGTCGATGAGCTGGACACTTACGCCCTGACCGGGGAAATCCCGGCCACCGTCCTGACCAAAATGACCGATGCCGGCGTGTCGGCCAAGCAGATACTTGAAGCGCAGCGCCGTGCTGGTGAGATCGCGCGGGAAAAGCGGAATGAGACCGACAAGGTCAACGCCGCCGCCTTCAAGGACCGCTTCTTCACCGAGCAATCGACGCTGGATGCCGGGCTTCTGGAGAACGGGCGCATCGATCTTCTCGAAGATGTCACCGTGCCTAACCCCTTCAACGAGGACAAGCCGGTCACGATCACGGCCAAGGATCGCGTCGAGAACGGCATGAAGCGCCTCGAAAGGCGGATTGAAGCCGAGGTCAATGCGCAGTTCCCTAACGCCTCTCCTGAGGAGAAGCTGGTAAAGCGCCAGGTCAAACGGATGCAGCTCTTCGCCCGCAACGGCGAGGTCGATCCGACGACGCAGAAGACGGTCGGCGCGATGGCCCGGAAGGTGCAGGTGGACGGCTATTCCGTCACGGACGACGACCGGGCGCAGCTTCGAGACCTGACCAACGCTGTCGAGGTTTACGGCATCCACCGGGTGAAGGACTATGCCGGTTCCGACCGTGAGCGGGACTTCATCGAAAGCGTGATGCTGAACCTCAAGAGCGGCGACAGCGAAGACGAGGCGATCCGGTCGGCCCGTTCCTTCCGCGAGGCGACACCGGACCAGCTCCGCATGAACGTCTCGAAGAAGGAAGTCACCGACACCACCACCAATATCCTCGACACCCTCGGCGCGAGGGAAGATCCAAATCTACCGCAGCAGGTAGAGCGCATGGTGGAGAAGAAGATGCAGCTCGGCGCTTCTCAGGGGGCGGCTGAAGACGCTGTCACCAAGGAGCTTCAGGCTACCCGCGCGCAGGTCGGCGGGCGCTGGCTGAACATCAACGGCCTGAAAGGGGCAACCTCCCCGCAACAGGTCTCGGAAGTCCTGACTGAAGCCATCGACCATTACAAGAAGCAGTTCCCGGAGACGGCAGACTTGGACATGACGTTCAAGCTCGACCCCAAGAACGGCACCCTGATCATGATCGATAGCCTTCTCGGCGCTCCGGTCTCGGCAACGTCCCGCCCGGTGCGCTGGCAGGAAATCCTGTCGAGCTTCAACAAGCGGATCGATGAGCCCCGGCGTAAGGCGGCGCAGGAAGAAGGCACCCGTGCCGCTGCGGAAGCGTTCTCGCAGCAGGAGAGCGTTCGCAAGATGCAGGAGGGTGAGCCGGAGGCCATGGAAGCGGATCGCCGCCTCCGACAGCAGCAGCTCAACCCCGACAACTAACCTACACCCCCGGCCACAAACCGGGGGTTTTTCGTTTAGGAGACCCCTTAGTGGCAGACAACTACATCAAGCTGGCGAACCAAGGCGCTAAGCGAAACCTCGACATCAACCCGCAGCTCCGTCAGGCGCTCTCCTTCCTGCCCGAGCTTGGCGTAACCGCCGAAGTCTTCTCGGGCGGGCAGGTCACGAAGGAAGAGGCGGCGGCTGGCCTCGGCTCGCGCACCGGGTCGAATAGGCATGATCACGGCGGCGCGGGCGACTTCTCGTTCTACAGGAATGGTCGGAAGCTCGATTGGGCAAACCCGCAGGACCTTCCCATCTTCGAAGAGATCGTCAGGCGGGCCAAGGCCAATGGCGTCACCGGCTTCGGCGCGGGCTCTGGCTACATGCAGCAGGGCACCATGCACATTGGCTTCGGCACTCCGGGCGTCTGGGGTGCCGGTGGCAAGGGCGACAACGCGGCGCAATGGCTGCGTGACGCCTACAACGGTGCTGGACAGGGCAGCATCCCGGTCGCGCACGAGGCGGCGCTTGCGGGCGGCGTGAACGCTGGCGGTGGACAACAGCCGGACCAGCTCATGACCTCCCCGTCAGGCACGCCCGGAGACGACTGGACGCAGACCGTGGGCGGGCCTTCGGCTGGCGTTCTGCCGCGCTCTGGCCCCTCGTGGAACGATGTGGGCGTGGCGGTTCACAACTCAACCCCGTTGGGTCAGTACGGCACATGGCTGACCAATCTTGAAGAGCCGGTCGATATGGATTGGGTCAATAACCCTAGCCAGACGAAGTTCGGCAAGGCGCTCGACGGCTTGAACCCGGACGAGACACAATATCTCCTGTCAACCGCGCGTTCGGCGGCACATGTTGAGGTGTTGCGCGGGCAGCTCGACCAGTACCGGAAGGACAGTCAGACCTTCGCCGACTCCTACACGGCGCTACCACTCGGCATCGCCGCAAACGTCCTAGACCCCATCTCCCTCATGGCGGGTGGAGTTCTCGGGAAGGCGACGGTCTTGTCGTCCAATGCGTTGCGCGCATCAACATCGGCGGGCCTTCTCACCCGCATGGCCGAAGGCGGGGTCATCGCGCTCGGCGATACGGCGGTCTCTTCCGCCATTCAGGCGCAGGTTGATCCCAACTTCGGCGCTGACGACATCGCCATGAACGCCCTGACAGGCTTTGCCCTTGGCACTGCCTTGAGCAGCCTCGGCCGGGCGGCGGATGTTGATGGCGTTAACGGCGAGATTGCTGCGGCATTCGGGCGACGTGCACGAAACATGCTCGCGGAGAAGGCGGAAGGCTTGGGCTACAAGCTCTCCCCCAAGGGTGAGAAGATGTTGCGCCCGGAGAAGTTCGCCGACAACTCGGTTGGTGCGGCGCGCAATGCTTCCATCAACGCTGACACCCGGACCAGCACCGAGAAGTTCGCCGACTGGCTCACGGCTTTCGGGTCGCGGGATGCCATGCTGCGAAACAAGGCCGGTGCGGGGGTCGCGAATATCATGGCTCGGCTCTTCCCTGACCTCTCCGGCACGGGCGGGCGGCAGTTGCGTGGGGGCGAAACGGCATGGGAGGTCAAGAGCCGCCTCTCGCAGTCAACCATTAACAATATCGAGCGCCGGTTCCAGAACCATCTGGACGACTATATCACCGAGACCGGCATCTCAGCGGCTGACGCCCGCTTCCGGCGCGGCACCATCGAACACCAGTTCGACAACGAGGTGCAGAACGCCCTGCTCTACCCGCACACCGCCCCGACCGGCAGCGCCGTCCAGCGTCAGGCAGACGCCTACCGCGAGGGCTACAGGGGGATGCTGAAGGAAGCAAAGGATAGCGGTGCAGCGTGGGCGAAAGACATCCCTGAGGATGACTACTACGTCCCGTTCGCCGTGGTGCGCCACCGCCACGCGCTGGTCACAGAGAAGATTGGCCGCGATGGGCTGGTGGACGTGATCAAACAGGCGTTCCTGCGCGCACAGCCGGACCTGTACCGCCGCATGGAAGCGGTTCCCGGTGGAGCGAAGGCCCGCAAGGCGGCATCCGAAGCGCGCGAAGCCAAGCTCGAAAGGCTGGCTGAGCGCTATCTCAAGATGCTGGAGGACACCAAGATCGACGGGAAGGCCGCGCCTCGTGTTGCAGCCCTCGGCGGCGACAGCGAGAACGCTCTTCGGGACATGCTAGCCGAACACGGCCTCGGCGATACCGAGATTGAGGAGATCGTGGAGGGCTTCGGGTTTAGCCAGAAGACCGGGCCTAGCAACTTCCGACGCCGGGCGGTGCTGGAGCGCGAGGAACCCTTCATCCCGAAGCAGTACGCCTCCCTTCCCAACGCCCGCGACTACGCTGTCTCCCTGCGCGATCTGACCAACCCGAGCGCCCGCGATACGTTTGACGATTATGTCCGCTCAGTGAGCGCGCATGTTGCCCTGCAGAAGGCGGGCTTCAAGTCTGAGAGTGAGCTTCGCACCTTGCTTGAGGAAGGCACCAGCATTGAAGCGTTGAAGCGGGCGGGCAAGGCTGATGGCCTGAACAAGACGGACCTTGACGACGCCCGGCGCGAGCTTGGCTACCTGATCGATCGGCTCATGGGGCACGACACATCGCCGAACGTCAGTCTGAAGACTAAGCTGGCTATCTCCATCGCGAAAGACCTGAACTTCATCAAGTACATGCAGCAGTCCGGCATTGCACAGCTTGGCGACATGCCCATGATCGCCATGCGATACGGCGTTGCGAATGTGGCCCGCACCGCGAAGATGGCGGATTTCTTCCGGGTCTTCAAACGCGGCGGCAATGAAGCCGACGACCTCCTCCGGGAGATACAGGCCGACCTTGGCGTAGGTATCAGGACGACCGACAAGCGCCTCTTCGTGACCCACGAAGACATGAACATCGACAACGAGCTGTTCGATGCGGACGCGACGACCAAAGTATTGGCGCGCGTTCACGGCGTAACGCAGTCCGTCAGCCGGATCACGTCGCAGGTATCGCTTCAGAACCCGGTCAACGACTTCCTCCAGACCACCACGGCCCGCGCCGCCTCTCAGCGGTTCATCGACATTGCCACCGGCAAGGTCAAGGAAAGCCGGAAGTGGCTGAACGAGTACGGCCTTGGTGAAGTCGAGCTGCGAGACATCCGCACGGTCGCCGCTCAGATGACGCTCGACAAGAAGTCCGGGCTCATCCTGCGCTGGAACAGCCGGAAACAGCGCGCCGCAAGCAAGGAGCAAGCCGACGCCTATGACCGCTTCCTTGGTCTCGTGCGCCGCGAGATCAACCGGACCATCATCGAGCCGTCCCCGAACGCCATCAAACGGAACTTCTCCGGGCCGGTGGCCGGGCTGGTACTCCAGCTCAAGTCCTACATGCTCAATGCGCTGGCTGTGAACACGGCTGGCGCTATCAAACTCGGCCCGGCGTACCTCGCTATGTCCCTCCTGACCACCTCGATATGGGGCTCGGCCGTCTACGCGGGGCAGCAATACGCAAACTCCATCGGGCGTAGCGACCGGAAGGACTTCCTCGAAGATCGCCTGTCTACGAAGGGTATCCTAGCGGGCGGCTTCCAGCGCTCGGCGGTGTCTTCGATCTTCCCCATGATCATTGACACGGCCCTCGGCGCGTACGGCACGATGGCCACAGGCCGCGATGAGCGCTTCTTCACGAACACCCGAAGCTCTGGCCTTGGCTCCGACCTCTTCTCCGGAATCCCGCTTGTCAGCACGATGAACGATGCGGGCAAGTTGCTCTCCGGCGTGGCCGCTGCCGCCCTCAGGAGCGACCAGCGCCTTGATGAGACAGAGGCCCGTGGCTTCCGGGACTTCCTACCGCTCGCCCGGACGCAGGGCCTCCTTCAGGCCACCAACAAAATCCTCTCGCTAGCCCCCGCCGACAGAGACGGCGCGGAGGTGAAAGTAACCAAATGACACAAGACAACCGAATGCCAGATCAGCCCCGGCGACCGTCGGCGATTTTCGATCTGGCGCTTCAGTTCGGGGAACTCAAAGGGATGGTGAGCCAAGCGCTCACCTACCTTGGGGACTACGGCAAGAAGCTCGAAGAACACGAGAAGCGGATCGTAGAGCTGGAAACTCAGGAACGCATCCGCAAATCCCAGATCGCCATCATCTCGACGGTCGTGACCATCGGCGTCACGCTGATCGGATGGGTGATCCAGAACATCGACAGGTTCATCTAATGGCACGCAACAAGAAGGCATCGTCCGACGCCATGGAGGAGCTGCACGCAGCCCTTGCACGCTCCCTTGCCCGTCGCATCGAAGACGGTAGCGCAACCGCTGCCGATCTGGCGGTAGCCGCCAAGTTCCTCAAGGACAATGGCGTGAGCCGTCTCATTGACCCGGAGACCCCTGAAGGCTCCGTGCTGACGGGCACCAAGCTCCCTGACGTCGGCGACACTGAAGAAGCCTTCGAAGAGGCTCTTCGCACTTTCCAGTAAGGAAGGCCGTAGGCGCGCGTTCGGATCGGCGTGGACAATTCCACCTGCCGACGTGAGAGCGTGCGCCCTGCGCCTCCCCTGAGGCGAACATGCAAGAAAAACCCATCATCACCCAATCGGAAGCTGAGCGCATGTTGCGGCAGCTCCGGGAGGAGAGGCGCGGCAAAGGCCAGTGGCCCCTCTTCCGCACCTTCCTTGAGAAGGTCCTGAAGCACCTAGGCTTCAACAAGGCGACCCGTGTCCAGAAGGACATCGCCGACTACCTCCAGTTCGGCCCAAGCTCCACCATCATCCAAGCGTTCCGAGGCGTCGGGAAGTCGTTCGTCACCACCGCGTTTGTTCTCTGGTGCCTCGACAACGACCCTCAAAGCAAAGTCATGGTCGTGTCGGCCAACGGCGAGCGCGCGATCAGCTTCTCAACCTTCGCCACCCGCCTCATCTTCGAGATGCCCGAGCTGGCGCACCTACGGCCTGACAAGGCGAAGAGGCACCGCGAGAGCGTGAAGGCGTTCGACGTGGGCCCGGCGATCCCCTCGGACAGCCCGAGCGTGAAGTCGGTCGGCATCAACGGCCAGCTCACCGGCTCCCGTGCCGACATCATCATCGCCGACGACGTGGAAGTCCCGAAGAACAGCTTCACGGTCATCATGCGCGAGCGTCTGGCCGAGCTGGTCAAGGAGTTCGACAACGTCCTGAAGCCTCTCCCTACCAGCCGCGTGATCTACCTCGGCACGCCCCAGACTGAGGCGACCCTCTACAACGTGCTGGTCAAGGAGCGCCGCTACGAACTTCGCGTCTGGCCAGCCCGCGTCCCGGAGAAGCCCGACAACTACCGGGGCAAGCTTGCGCCGCTGGTCATGAAGATGATCGAAGCCGGTGCCAAGCCCGGCACGCCGGTAGACCCCGAGCGCTTCAACGACGCAACCTTGATCGACAAGGAGCTGAAGCTAGGGCGCTCCACCTTCAAGATGCAATTCCAGCTCGACACCACGTTGAGCGACGGCGCGCGCTTCCCGCTGAAGCTCGAAGACCTCATCGTCATGGGGCTGGATCCGAAGCGCGGCCCGGCTGCGGTAGCTTGGGGCAAGGACCCCCGCACGTCGCTAGACGATCTGCAAAGCGTCGGCTTCTCCGGGGACAGCTATTGGGGCCCGATCTTCACCGACCCGAAGTTCCTTGAGTGGCAGGGTGCCGTCATGGCAATCGACCCCTCCGGGCGCGGTGAGGACGAGACGGCCTATGCTGTCGTCAGGATGCTCCACGGGCGTCTCTTCTTGGTTGCCTCAGGCGGCATGAAGGGCGGCTACACGGACGAGAACCTGACGAAGCTTGCGCAGATTGCAAAGCATCACTCAGTCCCCTCCATCATACTTGAGAGCAACTTCGGCGACGGAATGTTCGGCGCGCTCCTGAAGCCCTACCTCACGCGCATCTGGCCGGTCTCGGTTGAGGAAGTGCGGGCGAGTGGCCAGAAGGAGACCCGCCTGATCCAGACGCTGGAGCCCGTCATGCAGCAGCACCGGCTTGTGGTCGAGCGGCAGGTTGTGGAGCAAGACCTTCTCGACAGCGAGGAGTTCGGCCCGGAGTATTCCCTCTTCCACCAGATGACCCGGATCACGAAGGACCGGGGCTGCTTGGGCCACGATGACCGCCTGGACGCGCTGGAGATGGCCGTCAGCTACTGGCTGCGTCAGATGGAGGTGGACAACGACAAAGCTGCTCAGGAGGCTGCTGAGGCCGAACTAGACGCTATGATCGAGGAGATATGCGAAGGCGGCCCGTTGGCCATCAAGACCGCCGTTGACGCCTTCTTCGAGGGTAGCCGAGCGCCGGGCAATATGCTCGGGTAGACCAAACCCCCTCCCTTAGAGCCCCACGCCCTCTGTAGGTATATACAGTAGGCATAGAGCTATAGGGCTGATGTTAGGTCCTAGCCTACAGGGCTGTGATAGGAAGGCCCTAGGCACCTATAGGGCTGCGGTAGGATCGATGATGATCATGATGACGCCCCTAACGGGCTGTGATCGGACCACCTTGATCCTACCGCCCGCCTTGCGCAAGCCTATGATATTGCTAATAGTGCGCCCCATGCATGGGGAGACAATATGAACGCACTATTGGTCGGCTGGATTTTCGGCATATTCATCTACTTGAAGGTCGCCACAAAGGCCGCACTCCCGCACGATGCGTCCATTCTCGCGGCATTGCTCATGGCGGTGGTCGCCGGTTTCCTCGTGCGCTTCCTGACGCTGGTCTATGAGATCGGCCTCATGCGCATGGACGACGACCAGCCGACCATTGGTCAGGCCATGAAGACCACGCTCCTCCCGCTCATGGTGGCGCTTGCCGTTTATCCTCTGGCGTGCCTCTTGATCGCCTATGGTTTCTCTTCGTCGCTGAGCCAATCGCTCGGGGGCCTCACCCCTTTCTCATATGCCAGCACCTCAGGGCGATTCATGCGCTTCTCAATGCTGGTGTGCGCGCCACTCCTTATCCACTACGGGCTGATCATGGTCTCCTCCCGCGTTAGGCGGGCCTAATGGGCTGCGGTAGGATCGCCCCCGGATGTTTTTAGGGTGGCGCATTGTCGAGGGGATATCCCTGATAGATCACGCGCGATTCCCCCCGTGCCCCCGGTACGCGCGGTGTAAAGCACGCGAAGCTCGGCCGGTCGCGGTGCCTTCTGGCTGGCCGAAAGCGGGCGTTGGGTCACTGCTTAGGGTCACATGATGCGTTGCACCGCCTGAAAACCAGTACATGCGAGGCAATACGCTGTTGTCATGAGGGCTCTGGGCGTGGCTTTTGGCCCGGCGTTGGGCTTGCGTTGGCCTCCTCTGTCTTTAAACGTTATGTTATTACGTTACGTCCTCTTGCTCCCATCTGTTCGCTTTTCCTAAAGCACCACCTGCCGCCCTCCTCTGGCCACCATGAAGCCATGACCACGCCCCGCCCTCTTCCCGCGAAGCACTAGGCCAGCGTTAGGCCCGCCCGGCGCGACACATAAGGCCATGCTAGGCGTCTCTTACTTCCACATAGAGACCTAACTCGACTCGCGACGGGGCAGCGTGACCCACTTTTAATGCAATATTCTCAATGTCTTACGTGATTTATGTTTCATTTTCTCACTTTCATATTGCCAACTGAAATCAATTTGATCTATCTTCCTCTCATCGAAACGGCCTAGCCGGATCGCCGGGCGGCTGAACCGCCAACCTACCGAAGCCCCTAACGCTTCCGCTCTTTGACAACCGAATAGCTCAAGCCCACCGTGCGCAAGAAAGAACGGAGGCAACACTAGCCGAAAGGCTGGCCTAACGCTCTTCCATAGGTCGGGCGTTTTGCGAACCTTTCATCACTTTCATATGGGGATATGAACCAATGACACCGGGACAACACGTAGTCGCCTTCATGACGGAGGCCGCAAAGCTGGCGGTCTTATTATCTGTCTTGGCCGCCGCATGGGTCGCGCTGAATGCGTGGCACCTGCCGCAGCCCGTCTAGCTCAACAGTAGGAGGAACCCACGCAATGGCTCTTGCAGCCCATGGCGTCAACTTTGGCGGTTGGCGTCACTACCCGACAAGCTCCCGGTTATTACGCCGGGGCCGTCTTTGAATGGCCAATACAAGGGGCGGTCCAAGCTGCCCTTTGTGCAGACCATTCCACCACCTCAAACATGCTCACACAAGGAGCCGCCAATGGCGCGTCAGTTTAACGTTGTCATCTCAAAATCAACCATGGCTGAAAGCGCGGAGGAAGCGCGAGCTATCGTTATCGAGGCAATACAGGCCACCGCCGACTGTGGCGCGCCAGCGGGCGCTTATGTCGAAGTGTATGGCGATGCTGACCGATGGGCCGAACACGAGGCCGAAATCTAGCCACCACCGCATAACTAGGCGAAACCGGGGACATCCTCCGGTCCTCCATGGGTCGCGCCATGGGGCTGATGAGCTAGCGCAACAGGTAAGCAGGGTGGCCCCTGCGATCTAGCCGGATTAGGCGACGAGACAGCCTTAGCAATGCCGGAGGTATAGCCATGCTCACATGGTCTATCACTCTTCGCTGGTGGACAAAGAAAAAGGCCACGGTGTCGCTTACCGTGACCTTCATTCTGACCCTCTAGCGTAAGGGGTTACACGGTCGAAAGGCCGTGTAGCTCCGGCATCCTATCCCATCTAGCGAAGGATGCAAGATCATGAGTAGCTACCGCTACACCCGTCACGCGTTCCGGTCCAACGGCACATACCATCCCGAGACGGTCGAGCTTTCCGAGGAAGACCTCCTCCTGCAAGCTGGTAAGACCACGCGCGTTGCGTTCCTTGAACTGGTCAACATGTGGAACAGAAGAGGATTGATCGGACTTCCCGGCGACCGTCCGATTTATGTCTTCGTTGCGGAGGCCGAGGCCAATGACTGAGGCACCCCGCCGCCCCGAAAACGCGCTGGATTACCCGCACCTTGCGGATGAATTGTGGATCATCTGGTACGGCAACGTGCATAAATGGCCCGACGCCCGCCGCGAGACGCACTATCTGCGCACCACCAGCCGTCGCCCCTACGCGCTCTTCACCATCTTCGCCGAAGACGCAAAGACCTTCACCGACGCAGAGACCGCACGCCTTTGGCTCGCCGAGCAGGAGAAGGCGCGTGGATTTCCTTACGGAACGTTGGAAATCACGACGGTAGCGGAGATGAAACGTGCGAGGGGGTACGCCAATGGCTAAGTTCCGCGACCTCACCGCAGAAGAGCTTGCCGTCGTCCAGAAGTTCGCCAAGGAGTACGGCCGGGAGTGGAAGCGCTATCTCATGGCGGCGTGGCTTTCCCAGCCCTACAAGGGGCTGCACATGGGCGGCAAGGACACTGGCACGCTGCGCTACCTGCGCAACACGCTCGGCCATACGTGGCTGGAGAAGTTCAAGCTTCCGAAGGAGCCCGCCAATGGTTGATTACGCCAAGCAACCGCGCATCGAGTGGGCCAACGCCTACGCGGTGCTGATCCACATCGCCGGGTCCTACAACAAGGCGCACGTCGTTTGTCAGCAATATTGCGACGTGATCGGCCTTTGCGTCACCGTCACCCCTACCGGATACGTCTATACAGGCGGGCATGAGGCCGGTGTGACGGTGCGCCTGATGAACTATGCTCGCTTCCCGAAGGCACCAGCCGAGATTGACGCTCTGGCCTACGAGCTGGCCCGCCGCCTTCTGGAAGGTCTGGGGCAGGAAAGCTTCACCATCGAGACCCCGACGTTCTCCAAGTGGTATTCTTGGCGCGCCGTGGACCTCGCCCGCGATCCCTGACCCTACGGGGTCTCCTCGGGCGGCTCATCGATATTGCAGCCGTAGAGCGCCACGATCCCATTGGCCTTGCCCGTGCAGATGTAGCAAGGCCGCTCGCACCTCGCGCCGCAGATCAGCAGCGCAATAGCTGTCCGAGTCGGCAAATCGCCCTCCCGCCTAAGGCGCAGCCCAACGAAGTGCGCCGTGCCAGCGGACAGGGTCACGCGCTGCCCTTTCAGCGCCTTCGCGATGATCATCTCGGCCAACTCGCGTTGGGATTTCCAGCGTCTCTCTTCCATGAATAAATTCCTATTCCGGGAACGGAATGGGAACAAGGAAAATCCTCCACTCGACCAGATTGATCAATCTAAGGGGCGGTCTCCGCGCTGCCCCTTATGCGGTTCAATCGCAACCGACCACGCTCAAATCCACCACTCTCATTCTGGGATATGACACCATGACAACTGAGACCACCTCCACGACCTATCGCTCGCGTCAGGAAATCTTCGACATCGCCTATCGCGGGTTAGCCGCGCAGGGCTTCAAGCAGTCGGTCTCGGCGGCAGCCAAGGGATGCGCCTATCGCGGCGATGGCAACCTCAAGTGTGCTGTGGGGCATTTGATTGCCGATGCGGACTATAACCCCGGCCTTGAGGGGCTGTTGGCGTCTGGCGCTTCCATCTGCGCGGCGGGGCGCATCAACCCGAGCGACAGATACTTTGCGCACCACCTTCAGAAGGCACATGACATATCCATCCCGGACGGAGCGGACGCCGCCGAAACCATCAAGCACCGCTTGGAAGAGTTCGCTAAGGATTTCGACCTCACCGTCCCCCAGGTCGAGGCGGTCCCGGCATGAGCAAGCGCTATCGCATCAAGGTGATGAAGGACGGCGCAATCAACCTCTGGACCGTCCTCGCGTGTGGCAAAACGCGGCTCCTCAAGACGTGCGCCACCCGCGCCGGGGCTAAGGCTTTCGCCCGCCGCCATGCCGGTGAGGATGGGATCGTGGCTTTCGAGGTGCTGGCATGAAGCAGGAACGGGCAGACCCGGTCGTAAACGCTGACGTTAAAACGCTCGAAATTCTAGCCGAGCAGATACAACAAGACGCCGATCATCTCAGGGCGCTGAACTACCACACCCTCGCGTCTATCGCAGATATCATCAGGAAGGCGATTGGCGCGCCGGTAGCGTGGCCTAGCCGCGTTGCGGGTGCCATCCGGGCGGATGTGACATACCCCGGAAGCCCATCGCATCGGATGGCGTTTAATGCTGGCGTAAAGTGGGCGGTGGAGCGGTACGCCGCTACGGACAAAATCGATCTGCGTTTCGCACCCGAACCGAGGGAGGCGGGCCAGTAATGACGCCTAACGCCGCGATCAAGCGGGTCGGCGGCTATCACCCGGCAAACGCCCTTCGCTACGCGATAGGCCACTTCAAGACCGTCATCAACTTCAGGGAGCGGCCCGATCTGCGGGCTCTCCGCATCATGGCCCGTGCGGTGAAGCGCGGGGCTTTCTATCACGAGAACGGAGACATTGAGACATGATGGACTTAGCTATCAAGGCTGGCGACACTGTGCGCCGCATCGCAGGACCGGACCATCGCTACAAGATCGGCCATGTGGCTGTTGTCGTGCATGTAAACGGGTGGACCGGAGAAATCACCCTCAACGATGGCGGGCGCACCTCCATCAAGAATTGGTGGCCGGTAGGACAGGTGCCTCCCAAACTGGTGCCGGAACCGGAGCCCGCCAAACTCCTCCTCGCGGGGGCCTTGGAGCTGATCGCGCTGATCACCTACAAGCCCGGCTGGTCTATCGAAGCTCATCAGGACGATGCGCAAAAGGTCTACGTGCAGCTCTCCGTCAGCGCGTTCGCTGAAGCATCAATGGACAGCGTCAAGCGGGACGGAACGCGGACGCCTTGGAAAAGCTCGCGGCGCTACCTGACGCCGAGCATGTGCAAGCAGGAGCTGGTCGGCGTCATCTTCGACCTGATCAAAGCGGCCGAGCTGCATGAGGCGCACGAATGGTTCCGCTACAAGAACGCCTCGATCTACAACCCGCACCTCTGCCCGGACGCGCTCGCTGTGCTGTCCCGGAAGAAGGAGTCTTTCGTGGTGCGGAAGAATGCGATGTCGATGGTCGAGGAGGCAGCGTAATGGCGTTGACCGACAAGCAAATCCGGGAAGGGACCGATCATTGCTACATCGGTTTCGGAAGCAGCGTTGACGGACCCGTCATGCTGTTCGGCCCCACGCCTCACGACCTGCCCGCAGGAGGGACGGTCTCGATCCTCATGACGAAGAAAAGCCAGCGCCGCCTTCTGCGTGAGCTGGTCGCCGCTCTTTCGATCTGAGCGATCAGCGCTCGCTATCGCCATCCGCGCGCGCAGCCTTCTCGCGGCGCTTCAGCTCCTCTTCGACGGCCTCGCGGATAAACGCAGCCATGCGATTAGGGCCAACCAGCGCCTCGATACGCTCGCGGGTTTCCAGCGATAGCCGGACCTTCGTCTCTTTCACATTCAATGGCGGTCGCCCCATGCGCCCGTGATTAACCGTCCCCGGAATGTTTGTCAAAGTCGCCTCCTTATTAAGCATAACCGTCCCCTCTTATTGACACCATAAGCGGGGACGGTTACGGCGGCAACCGCAAACTTTTTGGAGACGCGAAATGCACAACAGCACAGCCCCCTCGCCGTTATCGGCATTCAAAAGGACTTCCCCATGCGTTACGCCATCATCGCCTCCCTGACCGCACTGAACGGCCTCGCCATCGGCGACCGCGTCAAGTTCACCGAGAAGTCGGGAAGGATCACCATTCTCGAAGGCGTCGGCAAAATCGTCGGCTTTACCGCACACCCCAACAATCCCCTCGTGGTGGAACGCGAGGCCGTGACCACCCAGCAGATCAACAGCGCGTGGAGCGACTACTTCCCCGGCGATAACCGCCAGCTCCGGCCGTTCGCCGTGTCCGAGGTGGTCGTCATCGAAAAGGCACCCCGTATCAGCGGCAAGCAGGGCAATGTGATCCGCGTGGACGATATCGCTGCGCGCGGCCCGCACGAGTTCAAGCCGGGCGATCTTATCCAGCGCGTTAAGCCCTCCATCGCGCCGAGGCTCCACGGAACGATGGGCGGGGTTTACACGGTCGATAAGGTCAACCCTGACGGCCACCCGCACCTGAAGGAGACCGACCACTATGCCGACAAGACCAAGTTCACACTGGCCAAGCCGGCCGCGCAGATCAACGCCGAGAAGCTGACGACAATGCTGCTGCCCTACGGCGGCACCTCCCCGCAGCCCAAGGCCGTGGCCTATCGCGTTCTCTCGGCAGACGGCAAGACGGCCTCAAGCCGGACGTGGGATCGCTACGAGGACGCGCTGAAGGATGCAACGGCGCGTGCCGAGCGGGACGAAAACTTCCGCGAGTTTCAGGTGGTCTCGGTCGTGACCAAGGCCAAGGCCGAGAAGATCGCAGTGACTAAGTACACGCGCGGGCCGGTGGTTGTGGATAAGGTCGCGTAACGCGCGGCCCAACGCCTCGCCGCAATCAAGACAAAATAGGAACTATCCGAGCTGTTATCCACAGAAAGGAATATGTTCCTATTTTGTTCTTGCGCCCTGTGGTGGAAGGGAGCATAAACCCTATCCGTCAACACAACTTACGCTCTTTCAGTCTAACCCGCGAGCGCCACACCGTTGTGGTTGCCTTTTGAGATTGTGAAAATGTTCCTACGCCTTGGCCGCATTGAAGTTCATGCCACATTGGATTATGAAATTAATCCGCAGGAGCCCCGCTTCTGGGTTATGCGCACGGCCGACACCCTCTGCTTACGTGCACTGCGTCTGATGATTATCGCGTCCCGCATTCGAGTTTAATCTGGAGCCCTGCATGTCTGCCCCGGCAAATGCCCTTCACCTTGTCCTCACCGAACTGCGCAGCCACTGGCGGAACTTCCCCGTGACGCACATGCTCCTCTTCCTTGAGGTAGCGCGCAACGATCTTGAAGATCGTAATCTGGGCATCCTTGAAATCGGCGAGAGTTTGGATGTGCCACCGGCCACGGTTTCACGCGGCATGGTGGACCTGTCTCCGCGCACCATCCCCTCCGGTAGCTCCGAGGCCATCGATCTAGTGACGACGAGGCCGGACAAGTTCGACCACCGTAAGCGCGTCCCCGTGCTTACCAAGAACGGGCGCCGGGTCTATGACAAGATCATCCGCATCTTGGAGACCGCACAGCCCCGCGCGGTATTCCCGCCCGTCGAAGGGTGATCCCCTTCCGCACTGCCTGAATTCCCTGACACTACCCCGGCTGCTTACATGCGCCCCATCGGTTGAAACGGTGGGTACGCTTGCCGCGCGTCTTTACGCGCCCGCGAACCGCCGCCTCATCTCTACCCTATAAGGAAAATTGCTATGACTATCCGCGCTCGCGGGTCGTCCTTTCAGGTTGACGTGAAGGTCGCCGGGAAGGACAACCCGACTCGTGAGGTCGTGCGCGTTCGTGCGACCGCCAAGGATGAAAACACCGCCCGCCGCCTCGAAGCGGAAATCCGTGCAGCCGTTATGCAGTGCGGCCATTGGGCACCGAACACTCCAAGCGCTCCGTCGCGTGTCCAAGGCACGCTTGAGGCAGCACTTCAGGAAGCGTGGTCTTATCCGTCTGGTAGACTGCGCGGCTGGAAGTATCAGCGGGCCGGGCAGAAGCAGTATGACCGCGCAAAAGCGTGCGTCGATATCCTTGGACCGTCGCGCCATTGCGCCACCATAACCACCGCTGACCACGACAACCTGACGCTCCACTTCGAGCGGCTAGGGAACGGATCGGACACTCTCATCGGAAAGATACAAGCGTTTCGCCGCATCCTGTGGCACGCCCAACGCAAAGGTTGGATCACGCATCGCCCTCTTTGGGATCGGCCCGCAGCCGGACAGCCGAGAGAATTCATGTATACGCCGGACATGGAGCGGCGCGTGATTGAGTTCTTCCGTACCGTGGCCCGCGATAATCTAATGGCAGACCTGTTTACGGTGGCCATTGAGACAGGGTTGCGGTTGGGCGAGCTTCTGCGCTCTCCACGTAGAGCGTGGGACATCGAGGCGCGCACCGTGACAATCAGTGCGGAGATAGCAAAATCTGGGAGAGCGCGCACGGTCACCCTTACGGGCCGCGCTGCGGAAACAATCAGCCCGTGGCTAGAGGCGTGCGCGCAGCTGGATGATCGTCCGTTCCGGGTGAGCGCCTACACCGTCAGCCAGCGCATGAAAAAGGCGAGGACGTATCTTAAAGAGGAAGCCAACAAACACTTCATCTTCCACGCCACCCGACATACACGCGCGACACGGTTGGCGGCGATCACTCGCGACCCATTCATTGTAATGAGCCAGCTCGGTCATGGAGATATCCAGACATCAATGCGCTACATCAAAATGGCTGGCGTAGATGTGACGGTGATCGAAGGGCAACGCATCGCAGGGTCACAGGTGCCTAATGTGACCCTGTGACCCCTCTCTAACGAATTGATATGCCTACATTTTTTTCAGACCATTGGGACCCCGCCGTTTCCGGCGGGTTTTCTGACTGCCCTGTCTAAGGGCGACGTTACGGCGTGGTCGTCGTTGCCCCGCCACCTTCGGCCGGCTGGGCAACGCCCGGCTGGCTTTCCAGCGGCTTCATGTCGCCTGCTGCGCCGCCGGACTGGCCGTCCGTGGCCGTGCCGCCTGCCGGCGCGCTGCCCTGCGTGCCGATGGCCGAGGTGTTGGCGTTGGGGTCCACGCCGTCGCCCGGGGTTCCGCTGCCGACGAAATAGAAGATGCCGACTGCGACGAGTACGGCGAGAATCACGGCCACGGCCCAGCCGCCGGTGCCACCGCCCTGACTGATGACCGTCGGGCCGCGATCTTCTATCGGGGGGATCGTGCGATTTTCCAGTCGATCTTCCGGGGGACGATTGACAAGGTTGGGGTCTTGCATGTCGGTCACTCCATCTGGTTGGATCGGCAGGGAAACGCGGCGCGCGCCAATTGGTTCCCGCCCCTGTCCCGCGATGAGGCAGGCGCTTTTCCGGCACGGGCCTTGCTTTCCCGCGAAAAATCCGTATAAGCGCGCTGTTCAAAACACCCGGGTCACCGGCTGGTGGCTGAACGGAGGGCCGGCAAATCGCAAGATCTGCCGTTTGGGGCCAAGGGCTCCGGCCTCCCGTGTCTCCGCTCTCGACCGTCTGGATTAACGCTTTTCTTGCTTCGGGCCTATGGCCCCAGAGAACTGTCGTTGAGGCTTGGCGCCGGTTTCGGGTGTAGTTAAAACGCAAGAAAGGCAAAGCCACATGGCTCTTTACGAACATGTATTCCTGGCCCGCCAGGACGTGTCCGCCCAGCAGGTCGACGCTCTCGTCGAACAGTACAAGGGTGTGATCGAATCCTTCGGCGGCAAGGTCGGCCGGGTTGAGAACTGGGGCCTCAAGTCCCTCACCTACCGCATCAAGAAGAACCGCAAGGCGCATTACGCGCTGATGGACATCGACGCTCCGGCCGCCGCCATCCACGAGATGGAACGCCAGATGCGCATCAACGAAGACGTTCTTCGTTACATGACCATCGCCGTTGAAGCCCACGAAGAAGGCCCGTCGGCCATGATGCAGAAGCGTGACCGCGACGACCGTCCGCGCCGTGATGGCGACGACCGTGGCCCGCGCCGCGACTTCGGCGACCGTCCGCGCCGCGACTTCGGCGAC